CAGGTTCAAGTTTAAATCCGATGCATATTAGATGGTCAGATCAAGAAACGGTTTCTAACTGGACTCCTAGTGAAACAACTCAAGCAGGTAGTTTAACATTGTCACGAGGTACCGAAATAGTAGCCGCCACTCAGGCTCGTCAAGAAATTCTTGTTTGGACTGATACAGCACTATATTCAATGCAGTATGTTAAACTACCTGATGTATGGAACGCTAATATTGTTGGTGAAAATGTGTCTATTGCTTCTCAAAAATGTGTAGCATACGCAAACGGTGTTGCATATTGGATGGGTAAAGGTAACTTCTACAAATATGATGGCCGTTCACAACCGCTTCGCTGTGATGTTCGTAGGTACGTGTTTAACGATTTTAATACTCTACAGTACCCTCAAGTGTTTGCAGGTTCAAACGAAGCATTTCATGAGGTTTGGTGGTTCTATTGTTCTTCTAGTGCTAATAACATAGACAGGTACGTAATTTACAATTATTTAGAAGATGTATGGTATTTCGGTACATTAGCTAGAACAGCTTGGATAGGTTCTGGGTTGAGAGATAATCCTACAGCAGCGACCTACGACAATAACTTAGTAAATCATGAAGATGGTGTAGACGATAAACAAACTTCTGTGGCTAGTCCATCAGCTATAACAGCTTTCGTAGAATCTGCAGAATTTGATTTAGATGATGGGCACAAGTTTGCTTTTGTCTATAAGTTGTTACCTGATATAACTTTTGATGGTTCTACAGCAGACAGTCCAGCTGCAACATTTACATTAAATCCTTTAGATAGTTCTGGATCAGGCATAAACTCACCTGCATCTGAGGGAGGTTCTAATTCTGGAACTGCAACCCGTTCAGCTACATCACCAGTAGAAGCATATACAGATCAAGTCTACACAAGAGTAAGAGGTAGACAAATGTCTATTAAGATAGAATCTACAGCCACAGGTACAACTTGGCAGGTAGGTACACCTAGAGTTGACTTAAGACCAGATGGGAGAAGATAATGCCAAAAGAAAGTAATTATGACATAGGGTTTCGTGCCCCAGCTTTACCTTATTTTCCTCAAGAGTATGATACGCAGACAATGGAACAGCTTACTAATGTGTTAAGGTTGTATTTTAGTCAGTTAGATAACGCACTCCGTAACGCTAGCAGCACAGATAAAGCTGATGCACAAGCTTGGTTTTTAAGCTAATGGGTAACGCATATACAAACGCTAAAAAAGACTTAACAAGCACTAGTGTTACAACTTTATATACAGCTCCTTCTTTAACTACCAGTATAGTAAAATCAATACTTGTATCAGAAGATTCAGGTAATGCCGACACTATAACACTTACGTTAACAGATGCAGAGTCATCACCCTCTACATTTAGTTTGTTTAAAACTAAATCTATATCAGCAAATGGTACTACAGAATTATTAACACAGCCGTTGGTGTTAAAAACAGGTGAGATATTAAAAGTTACAGCAGCTACTGCTAACAGGTTACACGTTGTAGCAAGCATATTGGAGATATCATAATGCAAATGGTAGACAGCAAAGAAAAACTGTTAAAAATGCCAGAAATAGTTCTTATATCTGCACAAGATATAGGTACAGGTGGAGTTTCTTTACCTTCAGCGTTAGCAAGTGTTGCAAAAGAAGGTACATTACCCAGTGCGGACATAGTACAAGTGGGAAATACTGCGTTTCTTGCTCATAGGGGAGAGGGTAAAAATAAAAACAAAGTAATTGGACGAGTCTTTAACGCTGACATAGCAAGAAATTACATAAAAAATCTTGTAGAATATTTTAAATATTTAAAAAACAAAGGAATTACTCATTATAGTGCTCAATTTAACGGAGAAAGAATGCGTAATTTGGTAAATATAGTAGGACAAAACATACAGGATATAACAACTAAATTTTTAATTGCTCGCACTAAACGAGAGAACACCTATAGATTAATGGTATCATTTGGTGATAAGCAATGAGTTTTATAATAGAAACATTTGAAGATATTGTAGAATTTATAGATGATGGTACAGATTTTGTTGTTGATGATGTAGCTGACCCTATATTTGATACTGTGGTTGCTGTAATAGAAGACGACCCTGTAAAGGCTATAGCTCAAATAGCTGCTGTAGCAACAGGACAAACATGGGCATTACCCCTTATTGAAGGTGCAGATGTTGCTCAAAATGGTGGAGATGTAGGAGATGTATTAGAAGCTGCAGCAAAAGTATATGTTGCTCAACAAGTGGGTAGCATGGCAGGGGAATATGCAGGGACGGCAACACAAACAGCAACAAGTTCTGAAGTAGCAGCATCTGTGATAGGAGCGGGTGTAGGGTCAGCCACATCTGCTGTTATATTAGGACAAGACCCTATAGAGGCATTAAAAACAGGTGGTGTATCTGCAGCTATTGGAGCAAGTTTAGGACAACTCGAAACAAATACAGGGTATGGTAAACTACCGTCATCAGCTAAAGCAGTTATAAATGCAGGCATCACCGCTGCTGTTACAGATGGAGAAATATCACCACAGGCTCTTACAGCAGCTCTAGTGCAATCAACTGTGACTACAAATATAATTGATAAATATGTAAAAGATAACCCAGATTTAAGTGAAGCAAATCAAGCTATATTAACTGACAGTATATTAGCAGCAAGTAAAGCTGCTTTTAGCGAAGGTAATGTAACTCAAGCAGTGATGAACTCTATTACAAATCAAGGGTTTAAACAGCTCACAGCTGGGTTAGAAAACTTAGTAAAAACAGGAAATGTAAAAGGAGTGAAAGATAGTTATGATGTGCTAAAAACAACAGCATCTTCTATAACAAACGAGTCAGCCTCTTTAAAAGATAACATAGCAGAACATAACAGGTTAATTAGTGAGTTAAATCCAAGATTTACAGAACGTGATAGACTGTATAATGCTATGGAAAGTGCCCGAATAGACGATAATAGAGACCCTACAGCAGAATCAAGAAAAACACTTAATAACGCTATAACTGCATATAACAATTATGCTAAACAACTTAATGATGATTATTACAATAATTATCAAACTAAAATAGAAAATTTAAAGTTTAAAATAGACAAATCACAGTTAGATATAGCTGGTTTTGAAGATACTTATGAGAAACAATACAATAAGTTAGTGGCTAGTGCTGATAAATTAGATGATGATACTGCACCTATATACAGCACAGCAGAAAAAGTATTTACCTTGGGTATGGATGAAAATTTTAAACCTGATGAATATGCAGTATTAAATAATTTAAGTGAAGATCAAGACCCATACTATCACTGGCTAACAATAGGTAAAAATGACGGATTGCATACTAACAATGCATCTTACAAAAATGAATATGATCAGAAACAGTTTAAAGTGCTACAAAACTCTCTTGCAGTTGCAGGTTTAAATGTAACTAATTTATCAGGAGAGCAAATAAAAGAAGGTTTAACAGCAATAAAAAATCAATCAGGTGGTAAGATTGAAAATTTAAACAACATAAATGTAACAGAATTAGGAACAAATTTTGGGTCAAATTATCTATCAATGAACCCTTTAAATCAAGTTGTTGATACAGCAGATAAACTTACGTTAGAAGATATAAAAAATAAAACTAGTGGGTTTGTAAGTGAGCTTATTGGCATTAATCCAGCTGGAGCTAGCGATCTTGACATAGCCAGCGGTGCTGCTGTTATAAGTGTAAATGATGATGGAGGATTAGAATTTAAAGTAAGTGATCCTTTTGCCCAATGGGATAATGCAAGTGGACAAAAAGTATCAAAAGAGTTTAGGGCACCTACGTCAACTGCAGATGGATATTATACGGTAAAAGATGCAGAAGGTAACGTGTTAGATAGTGTAGTTATAGATAGCTATACTAACTTTGTTAATAAGGGTGGGTATGATATAGGCGAAGGAAACCCTACAAGTGCAGGAGCGTATGCAGCGTATCAACAATCTTTGGGGTTTGAAACCATAAACTTAGGTGGGGACATGGAAATTACTCCAGATGCATTAATAGACCCTACGCAAACATACACAGAGTCTGAAGATGGGAGTTATTTTACGACTAAACCTCCTGAAAACTCTAATATAGCTGGAACAACATTAGCAGATACATTTAAAACAGACCCACAATCTGCTGTTAAAATAACATCAGGTTTATCTCAAGATGTAAAAGACACTATAAATGAACAGGTTGGTTTAAATGTATATGATTTTTCTCAAGCTTTAGGTAAGTATTCAAAAGCCGTTGGAAGCGAGGAAATATATAACTCTATAGGTACAGAAATAACACAAGCTGATATTGATGCATTAAATACGGTAGTATCTGGCATGGGAGGGCAAGAAAGTGATGGTGCAGAAGGCACAGATGTGGTACAAGATACTACAGGAGTTGGTAGTTATTTAGGTACAATAGGAGATTATCAAAGCCAAATAGCCGATTTAACAGGTCAAATAACAGGGTTAGAAGGCACTGTAGGAGAACAAGAAGGCACGATAACAGGACAACAAAGTAGTATTTCTGAATATCTTGATACTATAAGTGGTTTACAGGACGAGTTAAGTGGGTTAGAAAATATAAAGGGTGGTTTAGAAGGTCAAGTAGGTGAATTAGAAGGTGAAGTAGAGGGTTTAAAAGGTAAAATAGGTGAAACAGAAAAAGCAAAACAAGCATTCCAACAAGTGGGTGTTATGCAACAATTAGAACAACTTTTACAACCAACTATTGTAGAGCCAGTAGAAAAAGATGACGAAACACCAGATATTATTACACCTTATGATTTTAGCAGTATATTTGCTACCCCTGAAGAGGAAGATAGACTTATAAGTCCGTATGATAGAAACGAAGAATTGTTAAAACTTATAAAGGAACAAACATAATGGCGTTATCAGATTTATTTGGAGACATAACCAAGGGCATATACGATTTTTCAACAAGCGTTCTTGGAGATGATTTTGGTTCTTACGTAGCAGATTTTGATTTTAGTGACCCTAGCCAGACAGGACTTCTTGAAGATGCTTTAAAGATATTTGCAACAACAGACCCAAAAACAGGTACAACAAGTTATAATACTCAAGCAATAGGTGCTGGATTAGGTGCTTTGTTACCGTTTATACTACCAAAAAGTTTTACAGAATCTCCAAACCAACCAATGGGGTATCAAGGAAGTATACCACAATATAAAGCCACTAGAACGAGATTACCTTTAGATGATACAGATAGAAGGCCAGGAAGTGGTGGGCGTAGATATTTTACTGATACCACGTTTACACCTATGAACAAAGGTGGACTTGCTGGAGGTATAGCTAATATAGCACCAAGACCTAAATATAATATTGGAGGTGGTGTTCCCAACATGAGTTCGCAATATTTAGATTCCATGCAAGATGGTATGGCAGATACAATACCTGCCACGATAGATAATAAAGACCCTGCAGCATTATCTGGTGGAGAATTTGTGATAGCAGCAGATGTAGTAAGCGGGTTAGGTAATGGTAATTCAGACGCAGGAGCTAAAGAACTCTATAATATGATGGACAGAGTAAGAAAAGCAAGGACAGGTACAACTCAACAGGGTAAACAAATAAACCCTAGACAAATGATGAGGGCATAGATATGGCAATAGGTGATATTTCAGGTATAGCAGACGATTTAGTACCAGACAGTGAAACTACAGGTAAACAAACAGGTATAGAATCTTCTTTATCTACATATGCAGGGCCTTACGTTACTGAAATGCTTGGAAAAGGTCAGGCATTAGCAGATTTACCTTACGAGCCTTATGAAGGGCCTCTTACAGCTGGTGAATCAGATTTACAGACAGATGCATTTACAGGTATTGCAGGACTAACTGTGCCTACTGACGAGCAAATGGGTGTATACACGCCTATGAGCATAACAGATGAAGGTTTTGATCTAACAGGTTACATGAACCCATTTCTTACAAATGTTGTAGATGACCAAATAGCTGAATTAAAACTTGAAGCAGACAAACGAAAACTAGCAAACGCTGCAAGAATGACTGCTGCTGGTTCTTATGGAGGTAGTAGACAAGCTGTGCAAGAAGGGTTAATTGAGGCAAAATTACTTGATGATATTTCACAAGCCATAAATACAGGTAACGTACAGGCGTATGAACAAGCAATTAAGCAATTTAACCTTGAGCAAGATAAGAAAGCTGCAGCTCAGGCTAAAGAAACTCAGTATGGGTTTGATGTAATTGATAAACTTGCTGAACTAGGCGGAATTAAAAGTGATATAGAACAAGAAGGTATTGATGCAGATATAGCACAATTTGAAGAAGAAATGAATTATCCGTATAAAAATGTACAGTTTATGCAATCATTACTTCAAAATTTGCCTCTTGAAACACAACAATATGCATATGCTCAACCTAGTGAATTTGCAAATGTGCTTTCAAGCACAGGTGGTTTAATGGAACTATTTAATTTATTATTTGGTGGAACAAAACCAAAACCAGAACCAGAAAAAGATGAAAACGAAGAAACAGCTGTAGGGTAAAGTATTATGAACATGAGAGGCATAGACGCACAAATTAAACGTAGAATGATGCAAGACCCTAGACGGCTGCAACAAAAATATAGACAAAGCAGAGATATACTAGACCTTATTGCTTTACAGATGATAAAGTCTGAAAAAGATCAAAAGAAGAAGGATATGATGCTTAAAATGCAGGATAGTCCTGCAACTATAAAACAACAGATGGAACAAGATTTAGTAAGGCAAACTAAAGCTGATTTGGTTAAGCAAACAGGTGGTATACTAGCTCTACAACAAGCACGACAACAAAAAAATTTGCAAAAAGCTGCTTCTGGTAAACCAAAACCACCTATGGCGGGCATAGCACAGCCATTTAACAGGCTAAAACCAAAAACACCAACCATGGCAAATCCTCTAGCTGTAGGTTTAGCTAGGGCACCTGCACCAAATATGAAGGGTATGACAAGAAGAGCCGCACAAGGTGGTATAGTTGGGTTTCACACAGGAAATCAAGTAACAGCAATGGGGGGTAACCATAATCCTAACGATCATACACACCTTACTGGAGGCCCTAATACTCATGGCTATGGACAAATAGTATCTGATGATTCTTTAGCAGATATGTTTTTAACCCAACTTAAAAAAGACTATGCAAAATTTTTTCCTCCAGTTCCCCCAGCTTATGTTAGTCGTGGAATTGAAGGTGGTGACCCAGAAATAAGTCAACCACCAACTAAGGCTGTTGTAAAACCAAAAGAACAAGTAAAACCAGAAATATATGGGCCACCGCCCCCACCGCCTCCAGTTCCAGGCTCAGGTATAGAATTAATTGATCCTGATATATTAAATAAATATGATACTATAAAAACAGAAATAGCTAAAAATACAACACCTGTATCAGGTACTAATATACTTGCAGATACGATGAAAGCTGATGCTGATCTTATGAAAATAGGTCAAGATTATGCTAATATAAATCTTCAAGATAAACAAAAAGCAGCACAAGAAAATGCACAAAAACAACTTGGAATGACAGCAGATGAAAGAGCTGTGTTTCAGAAAAATATAGAAGCAAGGGAAGCTAAAGTTGCTGAAGCAGAAGATTTATTTAAAGAAGCTTATGGTAACAAAGATAAAAATAAAATGGATGACTTAATATCCTTCTTGGTTGGAGCTGGTGGCACAGCAGGCATTGGGGAAACTCTTGGACGAGGAACCGAAGCTAGCAGAAGAAACAAAAAGGCAAGACTAAATGCAATGGCTAAAGCCAGAACGAATATAAATAACTTATTTGATAAAGCTGCTAATAGTTCTGAAGCTCTTATTAATAAAGACTTAGATATAAGACAAAAAGCTTTTGATGCTGGTACGAAAGACAAAGAAATTTTTGCAGCACTAAAAGGTAAAGGCTTAGAAATAGTGGGAGACCTTACAGTACAAAGATTAAAAGGTCTTTCTCAAGATGCTGTTAATATGTTTAACTTAAACTTAGCTCAATTTAAAGAAAAAGGAATGAATGATAGAGTTAGGATGGAAACAGAGGCTAGGATAAGAGTAAGTAAAGTAGATAATACCGTAAAAATAGCAGTATCAAACCTTGAAGGCGAGTTAGCTAAAGAAAGAATGATATTAGATGACAGGCTTAATAGAGCCATAGAGGCAGGTAATCAGATTGAAGCAGCAGAAATAAGATTAGCACAAGCTGAAAAAACTATGGCAGGAATAAAAACAGGTTATGCTAAAATATATGATGATATAATATCTGGCTTTCAAAGAGACTTGTCAACGTTTCCAGACCCAGAAACAAAAGCAGCTATACAAGAGATAATTACATATTATGAAGGTCAAAAAGAAGCAAGAATAGGTGAAGCTATTGTTGGGCTAGAAGCAGATGTGGAAAGATTACGACTAAGACTTCAACAACTAGGCGGAGGAGGAGCTTCCGACATTGTAAACCAAGCAATGAGCATAATTGGTAGTCCTTAGAATCTAGCATGAGTGATATTGAAAAAATAAGTTCTTGGATAGTTAATAATCAAGATAAGAAAGGCACTCCTGATTTTGAAATTGTAGCTAATGCGTTAAGAGAACTAACATCTGGTATTCAAGATTTACGAACAAAACGACAAGGATTTAGAGACGAGTTAAAAGCATTACGTGAGAAAGCAAGAGCACCTGTAACCCCTGTTGAAAAACCTCCTGAAGATAAAGTAACAGTTGCTGACCAGTTTGAAGAATTTCTTAAAGGTATTCCGGGTGGAGCAGCTGGGTTTGCAGAGAGTGCCGCTCTTGGTGTAACTGCACCAGAAGACATAGTTGGGTCTGATGTTTTACGTTCAGGCGTAAAAGCAGTAGGTGATGTAGGAGACAAAATATTTGGTGCAGACCCTGGCTCAGAGGAAATATTTGGGCGTAAACTTGGCGAGACAATAGGTTCTTTTGGGGCAGGATTAGCTATTACTGCCCTTAACCCGTTATTAGGTATAGGTGCATTTACCGCTGCAGGTGCTGGAGAAGCAAGAGAACGTGCAAAACAGGCAGATGCCACCAAAGGTCAAACGCTTGGTGCTACAGTGTTAGGTGCTGGCGTAGGTGCAGCAGAAACATTTGCTCCTTTAAGATTTGTAAAAAGATTTAAACAAGCACGTGGTGCTAAAGAAGTAATGAACATCAGGACAAGAGGTAAGAGAATACTTGAGTCTGCTGGTGAAGAGGCAGCACAAGAATTTTCAGCTGCTGTAGCTCAAAACCTTATAGAAAAAGGAATATATAACCCTGAAAGAGGTGCATTTGAAGGTTCTGTAGAGCAAGCAGGATATGGTGGTGGTGTAGGTGGCCTTGCTCAAGGTATATTTGATTTAATAGCTCCTCGTAGTAGAGGAACAGATAAAGCTATACAGGGTGAGTTGTTTGAGGGTGAAGACTTAGGACAGGCCCCTGTGACTGACACACCTACTACTGTAGATACAGAACAGATAGATATTGAAGAAACTACTACTGTTGATAAAAGGCAAAAAGATTTATTTGCTCCAGTTGAAAAAGTTGTAGATGATGCTGTGTCTAAACCAAGTGAGATAACACAAGATTTGTCACCTGAAGGACAGTTAGAACTTTTAGACCCTGAAAATTTAGATAGAGCAGGTGTAGCAGATAAGAAAACAAAAGAAGCACCTTTAGTTGTCTTGTCACAAAGCAAGGAAGAAGAAGATGCTCAAGTGCTTGATTCAAAAGAAGATCAAAAAAATGCAATAGAAGAGGACACAAGTAAAAACACAAATGCATTTGAAGCAGATAAAGAAGTATTTAACCCTTCAACTGAACCTAAATTAGTTGATAATAGAGACAAACCTGACCCTAAAGAAAATATACAGAATGTAGATATATCAGGAGGTGGTAAAGAAGGAATCATAACTAGCCCTAATGCTTTACAAGAAAAATTTGATGAAATTAATTATGAACCTGAACTTCCATTAATTCCAATGGATGTTATAACAAAAAATGTTTTATCTGCATATAAAGATGCCATACCAAACATAAAAATATTTTCTAATGCTGCTCCTTGGACAGGTGCTCACATGGATGGTGGAGTTGCTATACATCATCACGTTGCAACGTCAGGAAATACCGACTTAATAGCTTATATAATGTCTCATGAGTTAGGGCATGCGTCACATTCTCTTCTTGGGGATAAAATAAACAAAAATAAAACTGTAAGAAAAGAAATAAAAACCATAGAAGCCATATTATATCCTGATTTACGAGAAAGAATAGTACAAGCCGAGGCTGAAGGTAAAAATGTAGATACTAAATTGTTTAATTATTTACTTTCTCCAGAAGAATTAATAGCACAACTTAATACTATTAGAATGGCTAACTCTGAAACAGCAACCACGTTAGCACCTACTTTAACTAAATTATTAAAGTCAGTAGAAAAAAATAAAAATTTAGTAAAACCAAGAGAAATATTTAGAGGCATAACATCTCACAAAGTTAGTGGTAACTTTGATACAAATTTAAATCCTGTAATTGATTTTGACTCATTTAGAGGTGACAAAGCTGTAACACCTTTTAATGTAGCTATGGATAAATATTTTAAAGAGTTCACAAAAACAAATGACCCAAGCGAGAGACGAAAAATATATGATGATTTCTTAAAAGGCACTAAACTATTTAATCAGTATGAAAAAGATATAGGTGATGCACCTAAACCTAAAACTAAAATTACAACTGAAGCTGAAGATACAGCAGATATTATAAAAACTTACAGAAAACGTACCGGAATAAAAGAAGATATAAAAGGAAGAGTTAGAAAAATAAGGGAAAGAAAAAAGGTTGTAACAGAAGAAGATAAAGCAAAAGCTAAAATAAAAGAAGGTAAGGTTATATCAAAACCAGATAGAAAGCCAACAAAACCTCAAATAAAAGCTGCAAAAGAAGAAGAGATTACCCGTGCTAAGACTGCAGGTAGAGAACTAAAAACTAAATTAAAAGAAGAAAACAAATCAACTTTAAAAGAGCAGGTTGCTAAAAGAGTACGAGAAATAAAATTTTTTAAGAAAAAAGTAGCAACTTTTGAAGAACTGCAAGAAGTGGCACCAAGAGGTAGAAAACCTGAAGGCACGTCTATTAAAGATTTTAGAAAAGCTTTACCCAAAGATGAAGCAGGTGACTTCTTAGATACAAATGATTTAAATAAAATCGTAGAACTTATACGATCAGACTTTACAACCACAGAGTTTTCTCAAGCATCATCAAAAAAAGGTAGGAAAGTAAAATCACCCCGTTCAATGGCAAGAATGTATTTTTCTAAAAACGAAGACCCTAATGAAACAGTAAACCACATAGTATATGATGTTTTAAATAACAAAGAAATTTACTCAAAGGACAAAGACTCTACCGAAGGAGAAATAGAGTATTTTAGTTTTACAGGTGGAGAAAATGCACAGTTAGCACTTCAATGGCTTGAAGCTAATTTATCTGAAAAAAGTTTAAATAGTATAGCTAAGCTAAGAGAAATACATGATGTTAACAGCGAAAGAAATAGAAAAAATAGATTTGATAATAGAGTAAGGCACGTAAAGTTTGATGCAAAGGTAGGAAGAAGACAAGAGAAGTTAGATGCAGCAGAAGCGTATGGTGTAGATGTTAAAGACCTTACACCATTTATGTTAAAAAATTATAGAGGATCAAGTCAAAGTAAAGCTATACAAACAGGTTTGCAAAAAGATCGTTTTATTGCAATGACCCCTGCACAGAAAGCTGTTTATAATAAACGTGTTAAAAAAGAAGAAGAACAAAAAAGGAAAGACAAAGAAAAAGAAGAAAAAATAGCAGCACAAATCTTAGAAGATGCACAAAATATGAAAGATTTACGTGACGCTATGGATAGAGTGTTAGCAGCTAAAGAAGCTAAGAATACAGAAAAATTAAGAAAAGCTTTATATAACGATAGTGAAACCTTAACTGTTGCTGATGGAGAAGTTTATAGAGTTGACCCTGTAGAATCTCCTAGAACAGAGTTAGACCTTGGTAAAACAGCTGAAAAGAAGAGTGGCTTTAGATTCTTATATGCAGATGAAGTAGCTAGTTTAGACTTCCCAATGCATCCGATGATAGAGAAGTTATTACGTCAAAGTAATTTAGAAGGTGCTTTACGTGTTATGCAGATAACTGCACCTACAAAACGTCTAAAGCAAATAGCTAAAGGCCTGCAACAAGTTGTGGGCACCACTAAAGTTAGATTTGTGTCTGACCATAAAGATGCATCAGGCAGGGCAGCAGCAGGCTCATTTGATCCAAAGACAAATACTATTCGACTTGACCGTGACACTGGCATCAACTTCCATACTGTGATTCATGAAGCCGTTCATGCTGCTACTTTAGAAACACTTGCTAATAAAGGTAACCCGTCAACAAAAGAAATTACAAAACTATTTAACGAGGTAAAAGACTCATTGCATACGGCAGATGGAGCAAGGAATGTAGAAGAGTTTGTATCAGAAGCACTAAGCAATGTAAGGTTTCAACAAAACCTTGGACAGTTAAATGTAAAGGGTGAGCCGTTTACAGTTCTTCAAAGATTTAAAAATGCTATAGCCAACCTAGTTAGACGTTTATTAAGAATGGAAACCAAAGGTTTAGAGTCTACATTAAATAAAACAGACGAAGTAATTATGGGCATGTTATCTCCTGCACCAAGTAAAAGAGATGCAGGTGAAGTATTCTCCTTACATGAAACAGGTAAAAACATACAGGGTCTGGTGGATAGTTCTCTAAAAAACGTACCTGTATACAGTAAAGAAATTGGTAATAGAATAAAAGACAGACTATCAGATGTTCTTGTACCTGATGCAGGTAAAAATATTATATTAGGGTTATTACCTCTAAACGCATTAACAGATATGGCTAAAGGTGAAGTGCCAGCAGCCAAAGATTTAGAAAGATTGCTATATAAGCAAGCAGGTTCTGTATCTAAAGCAAGAGAAAAGCTAGAGCCTGCAATAAAAAAGATAGCTGCATGGGGTAAAAATAACCCTGACCTTCAAGAAGATTTTAATAGTGTAATATATGAAAGCACATTAGAATTAGTAGACCCATCTAAAGATATAAGTGTGTATGCAAAAGATGAAAAGAAATTAAAAATATACAAAAAAATGCACCAGAATGAATGGAGAAGAATAGGAGAAGAAGGCCGTAAATACTATCAAACAATGAGAAATATATACAAATCTCAGTATAATGAAATTAAGCGTGTTCTTGAAACTAGGATAAAAGAAACTATAGACCCTACAAAAGCAAAGACAACAGTATATGATGAAATATATAAAAAGTTATTTGAAAGTGGTGTTATAGACCCATACTTTCCTTTAACAAGATCAGGTAAATTTTGGCTATCTTATAACGCTATAGATGAAAGAACTGGAAACTTAGAAAAATTTGTAGAAGCTTTTGAAAGTAACTCGGCACGTAAAAAAGCTATAAGAGAGATAAAAGCCACTCCTGAATTAAAAGCTACTGATATTGAACCTTTTGCAAATATTAATGAAATAACCTACAAAAATGCTCCTCAAGCATCATTTGTAAATGAAATAATGACATTGTTAAAAACAGGTAATGTACCTGTAGAATTACAAGAACAAGTTATGCGGTTGTATTTAAATGCCTTACCTGAACGTTCTTTTGCTCAGTCTATAAGGAGACGTAAAAAAGGTGGTATATTAGGGTTTAAAAGAGATGCTATAGGTGCATTAGAAACTAAAAGCAGCGAAATAACAAGACAACTTGCTCAAATAGAATTTGGGTATAAAATACAAAAAGTTCGTGGCGAAATGAAAGAACAGGTAAAAGGCAAAGCAAATAATGAATTAGCTAATTTATACCTAACAGAGTTAGATAAGAGAGCTGCATTCGGTATGAATCCTACTGTTGAAAACTGGGCTAAGATAGGCACTAGTATGGGTTTTATGATGACACTAGGATTTAACGTATCATCTGCATTTGTAAACTTATCGCAGTTACCTATGGTTGTATTTCCTTATCTTGGTGGTAAGTATGGGTATACAGAGACTATTAAAGCTATGGGCAATGCCAGTAAAACATTTATGTATAGTGGCATGAAAAGAAAACAGACAACCATAGGAGTAAAAGAAGGTCAAGATTATGTAGAAGAAGTAGGAGCTGCTTTCTCACTAGATAATTATGACTTTGATGCTGCTAACACACCTAAAAAAATAAAAGAATACAAAGAACTAGCAGAAGTTGCAAAAGATTTTGGGCAGTTGAACAGGTCTATAACCTATGACATGTTAGATGTTCATGATGATTCTAAAAGTAAGTTTCAAAAATTTAATATGTTTTCAGGGTTTATATTTCACCATTTTGAAAGATTTAACAGGCAAAATGTTTTGATAGCAGCATACGACCTTGAGTTAAATAGTTTAAGAAAAAAAGGTAAAACTGTTGATAGAGATGCAAAAATAAAAGCTGCAGAGAATGCTATTTACACAACAGAACTTATTAACAGTGGTGCTATAGCAACTATGGCCCCTAGATATGCACAAAGAAATATTGGTAAGATAGCCTTCTTGTTTAAACGATATGGTATATCCATGTACTATATGCTAGCTAAATTAACGCATGGTACGTTTAAAGGAGAAGAAAGAGCTGTAGCTGCAAGACAATTAGCAGGTGTAATTGGTATGTCTGGACTTATAGCAGGTGTGCATGGGCTACCTCTTTTTGGTGAATTTGCTCAAATACATGACATGATATTTGAAGATGAAGATGATGATGATTTTGAGACTTCAGTACGTAAAACCCTAAACGAAGGTCTTTACAATGGTGCAATTAATTACGTGCTTGGAGTGGATGCGGCTAGTCGTATGGGATTATCTAACCTTGTATTTAGAGAACCACTTATTAAAAAAGATCAACCTACTTTGTTTACGGGTATTGAGATGTTAGGAGGCCCTGTTGTAGGCACATACTTAAACATGGAAAGAGGAGTTAATCTTTTATCTGACGGAGAACTATACAGAGGCACAGAGGCAATGCTCCCTGCCGCATTTAGAAATATACTTAAGTCATATCGTTTTGCCACAGAAGGAGCTAACACGTTAGGTGGTGATCCCATAGTAGACAATATAGGGCCCTTCCATTACGCTGCACAAGCTGTTGGTTTTGCTCCTGCAGAATATACTAGAAACTTACAGTTTAACCAACACTTTCAAAAGATACAGAAGTACGAGAGAGAAACAAAAACCAATCTCTACAGAAAATACTACAGAGCCTTAATGGAAGGTGATAGAGACATGAAGAAATTGTATAAAGAAATAAATGAATACAATAAGAGGTTTCCTCAATCAGCTATAACTGCTGAGGGTATTAGGAGGTCTTTAAGAGCCAAGGCACAGTCAAAAGCCCGTATGCATAATGGTATGGTTATTAATCCTAAATTAAGGAGTGAACTTTATAGAGACGCTAATGAGTGGGATAGCACACTGACCTTATGGGAAGATATAGGGCTAAGTTTTAACTAAGCCTCCACACACGAACGCCCAGTCTACCTTCTTCTATAACAACTCGAGTTTCTATACTCCAATTCATTCGTTTTGCGATGTCTTTTATTTGCTTAACAGCTGCCCGGGTGTTAATACACAAGATAAATACAGAGTAACTTATTAACATGTGTTCCCAGTTGACTCTGATCCTTATGCCATCAGGGTTTAGATCATTCTGCCTGAGTACCAAGACCTTCCTCTTTGTCTATTGAGCAATCTACTACGATTACATCTGTGGGAGGTAAATTCATATGAGTGCCTTTACTCAACCTCATCTTACTCCTACGGGCCCCGAGCTTGTGCTGTAAATCATGTACAAACGAGTTATAATTTATCTGTTGATCGCCACACCAAACCTTTAAAGGTTTAGGAACAAGGTAAGCTCTTTTTAAATCTGTTTCATACCGTGCAACTAGCTTACCCCTTGGCAACGCTTCGGGTATAATAACTTGCTCTTTATCTGTTTGTTTGCGTAAGTCGTCTGTGCTTTTTATCCACAGCACGTTACTCCAATGCTCATGTATATAATCATTCAACACTTCTTCTACCGAAGTGCTCATGTCAGCAACTTGACGTTTATTTTCTTTTAGCTGTTCTATACTCCATTTAAATATAGCACGAGAATCATAATTTAGTAACCCTGCCTTCTTTGCTATTATCAACCCAGTCAATGTGTGTGATACCAACACAGACCAAAACCTATTCTCTGCTGTCAGCCCTGCTTCAGCATCTACCTTTGCCTGCACTTCACCCAACAATCTTTTAACACCATCAATATTACGCATGACATACTGAATATATTCTTTGCCTGCATGACCACAGTTATCTTGTATGGCACTGCTAAATACGTCAGTCTCTTCTTTTGTTTCAAACTGCATACGCTTAACCCTGCACTCCATTATTCTCTGTGCCTCTGCTTTTGGCATAGCTTTTATTATACTGATACGTTCTATCATGCTTGTATTGCCAGTAGTTACAGCCAACAATCTCCAAGACTCACCTCTAAGTCTTTCAGTATTACTGCCACTTGACATACGCCCTCTTTGCCTGCCACCCGTAAGCTGATAGGCTATATTACTTAGTTCTCTGCCATGTGTATTTGTTAACTCGTCCATATACAAGGGTAGGTTATGATACACCTCACCTCTGTTCATCTTGGTATTGAACGTATCCCGCTCATGAATAATAAGGTCTTCAGGTCTGCCCCATATAGACGCTGCCGCTGCCATAGCCGTTGTCTTACCAACCCCTGACTCCTTACTGTATATATGTAGTCCTGCACAGTTTATGGGTGAGAACTGCATCAATGGTGAGCCAAACGAGGTACCAACAACAAACTGATGTAGCTCGAAACCATCTCGGTTATAAAAATTGATTGCTTCTTTCCAACCTTCCATAGAACCTCCCAAACTGTCGGTGTGCTTCATCAGCTACACTGCTTGCCTGTAACTTGTTTACCCATGTTGTTGTGTATGCCATTAGTTCATCCATCCTTGTAACTGCTACGCCCTGCATGGACATATGCTTTCTAAATTCTTCCCTAGAGGTTACAGCAGTTAATGGTAATGTAAACTCCCGTACTCCATCTTTAGGTAGATGCAGACGCATGACTACGGCTTCGCCAATCTCTGCATCTCTTAATCGCCTTACAACGTATAAATCGTTGTGATATACTAACTTGTCTTTTAAATCTCCTTCAGCGTTTACACTGCGAATATATACTCCACCATTTACACCCCTAAAATATGGTTTAGGGTACATTGGAATCTTGTATTTGTTAAGTGGCGTATCAGGTAAATCAAACGCAGGAGCTTCAACAATATTATCTTCTTCTGTAGCTTCTCGCACTCTATGACCCAAAGTTATAGGAGATTTTATCTTGCCCCAGTTTGGGCAACTTGTACATATATCAGGACTGTATTCATCAAACGTACTACACAGATAAGGCCCTTTTATGGACTCCATCTTCCTGATAGTCTGTTCTCGTGTGTACTCAGGATGTTTGTTGGATATTATATGTGATGCTTTGTCACCATCAACACAGTGCTTTGTGATTGACAGTCCTGCTCTCCACAATGGTTCGCTTATCTCTCCCTGATTCAACATTATATGTTTTAGCTGTCCACAGCCCTTACCCTTCTGCGTCTTGACAAGTATGTTTTTAAATACGCTTTCAATGTTATCCATCAAAGCTTCGGACAAAGGGTCTTTTTGTTGGTTACGTTTCTCAGGAACTTGTATTAAATCCTCTCCCAATAAACTAGAAAAATATTCTAAGTCTACGGGTTCAGTCAGCGTATTACCAAATAACCCTACCTCACTTGGTGGGTCAGTTTTATGGTTGTGCGTGTTTGGTATTCTAAGTACACGTGCCCCATCAGCCGTAACAGCAGGGTCTGCTAACAGGTTATTATGAGAACATAATCTCTTTAACCTGTCGGCAATAGGTAGCCAATTTTGCATACCCACTGGTTCTTTTAAAAACCAATATACATGCACACCTCTACCCGAGTTTATCATCGTGGGTCTAGGTAATTTAAACTTATCGCAAAATGATTTTAAAGCCAGTATGGCTTCTTCCTGAGTTCTGTAATCTTTACTAAGACCACAATCTAAATCTAAAAAGAAACTGTTAAGTTCTTTTATATTGTCTACCTTACGTGACCCTGCTTCCTTGAATGTAGCTAACGCAAAGTATACGTCATATCCTTCTTTATCAAAATTGTCAGCTACTTCTGCAATGTCATCTACAGATAGATAAAATTTCTGTATTCTTTTGTCGTCACGGGTTCTAAATGCAAACACACAATAGTGTCCATCTTCACCCAATACCTTTTTTAAAAATGTTTTTGTTTCCACAATGTCCCCCAACACTGAAAAGTACTGCGACCAGTATATTTCAACTAGCCGCAGTGTTTAGTTTAGTCGTCCCAATTATCTACTATAGCACTTAAGTCGTCATCAACATCTTTTGCTGTAGGAGTAGATTTTTTATTCACCTTCTTGGGTTCTTCTACGGGGGATTTTTCAACTTCTTTCGAAGCTGATTCAAACGGATTGTCTTCTCCGCTGAACTGGAAACCGTCAACAGAATCAAAAGGATTATCTTCTTTCATTTCTGCCAACTCTAACACTTGAACAGCACGTAACCTGAGAGATACGCC